CTCCCATTGCACCGTCTCTTACTAAGAAACCAGAGAAATTTTGACCTGATCCAGTTGCTAAATTACCTGATTCTCTCATTCTTTCTGGACTAATCATTCCTAAAGCCTGTAAGTTTTTATCATTTGATGCTCCAAACTTAGCATACTCTGCTTTTTGAACAGCTAGACCAGCTCTATTAGTCACTATACTATAATTACCATCTAATTCATTAGCCGCCATTAATTGCTCTANGTAATTAAACATAGTTTCTTTTTGTGCTGCCTTGTTTACAGATAGTGTATTAGTAGCAAAAGTATATGTACCATCCCCTTGAGAAACCTCAGTAGTAAAGTCTAATTTTTGTGTTTTTCTAGCTTCTAATTGCGTAGATAAAATACCTTCAATAGTATTTCCCATTCCGTAAGCAACGTTATTCATAACAGAATTTCTGTATGTAATAGCATCTACTTGGTTGTTGGCAAAAGAAGCAGGATAAAATCTAAATCCAGAAAAAACATCATAAGTCTGAAAAGAGTAATTTGCTGTTTCAGCTAAATTATGAGGAATGTTAAAACTTGGACTTGTAACTACCTGAACCGTTTGGTCTTTAATTACTGGTATTTGAATATCTCTTAATGATGAAAGTTCACTAAGAGCTTGTTTTTCAGAAGGTAAAATATAATCTACTCCTGTTGTGCTTGCTTTCACTGTATTTATAATACCTAGTTCCGCAAATCTTTTTTCATTTGATGCGTTTGTTGACTGTATGTCATTCCACACCGTTGGATTAATGTAACTCATTGTTAAATTTTTAAGTTAAAATATTTAATAATTTGCGTTCTTTCGCTTTTTCTCTATACTACAGAATTAGACGCTTCTCTTACCTTAGTGTACATTTCTAAAAATGTATCTGATGGTATTTGAACAGGGCTATTTAATTTTAACGTCTTTGTTAAATGGCTTTGAACTAACTTAGTTAGTTCTTCTGAACTTGCGTTTTGAGGAACATCAAAAGGTATTCCATCTACTTTTTTTGTGTTTACGCTTGTTGCACTATTGCCTTGTTGATTACGTCCTTGTAGTAATTCTTTAATCGTGCTATCTGTATCCACTAATTCTGATAGCTTTACTTTTTTATGTGGATTGTCAATGTCTACTGCATGAGGTATATTGTCAATAATTTCAATATTATTTCCCTCTAATATTGATTTTTTAAATTCTGACCATTTAGCAGAAGATTCATACTTGTTCACTGTATCTGGAAAATTAGGCTTTACACGATCAAATGCAACGCTTAATTTTAATTCTTGTAACTCTTTAGATGTGCTTTTATACTTTGTATCAAAACCCTCTAATGGCTCTAATTTAGCAATTTTTTGTAAAAGACCATCGTTTTTTTCTTTAAATTGTTCTAATTGAGTTTTTAATTCATCATCACCTTTAAAGTTATTTAATTTTGTTTCTAGTTCTAATTCTTTTGTTTTAAAATCATTTACCTTAGATTGTAAAGATAAATCTGAAACTCTATTTAGATAATCAGCAAATTTCTCACCTTGTTCTCTTTCTGCTGTAATTCCAAACTTTTCGGCAGCGTATTTAGATGCTCCTGTTAAAATTCCTTCTGCATCTGCGTTTGCTTTTCCATCCCAGTCTTTTTTTAAACTAGGAATTACGTTTGATGAATAAAAGGCATCAATTTTTGATACTATTTCTAAATCTAAACTGTTATCTTTAATAAATTCTTCTGAAAGTGCCATAATCTTTTATGCTTTTAATTCGTTTATTTTTAATTCTAATTCAGATTCATTCCATGAAGGAGCGCATCTTTTACCTACTAATTCATAATATTCAGCTCTTAAAAGTTGAATTTTTGTTTTTTCAGTATTTGATTTTTTAGGTGGTTTTGTAGCACTTTCTACTTTAGAGGTTATTAAAGAATCTAATTTTTCTTGAAATTCCGCATTTTTAGCTTCTAATTCTTGTATTCTTAATTGCTCTGGTGTCAAAATAACATCATCAGCAGGATTAAATGCTTTTTTTATCTCATCTTGAATATCCTTAATATCTTTAAGTTCTTCAATAATTTCTTTTCCATCTTTAAGTTCTGAATAATACGCTTTTTCTACTTCTACTAATACATAACCATGTCTTGTAATGTGTTGCAAAAACAATCTCCATGATAGTGTATTGTGTTCAAGTGTAATAATTTGATTTTCGTTTACTACATTTCCTTCTTTGTCGTAATAAACTTCAGAGCCTTTATAGACTCTTAAACTAACTGTTGGTTTCTTTACCGCCATTTTGTTTTGATATTAAATTTATAATTAAATCATTAATGTAAATGATTTTTTCACTCTCTTTAGATTCACCTAAGTTATCCCAAAATATGACTATATCGCCATATTGAGATTCAAATTTCCCAATCCAATAATTAAATTGTGTTTGAAATATAAAAATTTCGTTAGATACAATATTTTCTCTTATTAATGCTTTGTCAAAATCAACATCACTAGAATAAGGCATTAATTTATAAAGTATAAACTCTCTATTATACTTCATTTTATTAAACATACTTCTACGTTGAGATAACCTCATTAGTATGTTTGTTCGTTCTACGCTATTAGGTGCTTTATGAAATAAATCGTACAACTCTTTTTCTGTTTCCAAGAAAAAATCACTACCATAAAACAAATCGACTTTAACATTTTCCTTTCCGTAGGCTAGTGCTAACATTGTTTTATCGCTAATGCTTTTAGAATAAGTCATTGCATTAGACAAAGCTCTTAATTTGTCTTGTTTAGATACTACTGTCACTGAACGTATTTCGCTATCACTTTTTGATCCTTCGGGTGATTTACCTTCAGAAGCATCTCCTATTGCTGATGTTAAAATAGCATTCTCTAATTTTTTTATTCTATCTTCTAAGTTTTTTAAAGCCTCTACTGGTGTATAATGAAAAGTCAATAGATTTTTTATAAAATCCATATCTACACTTCCATCTTCCTTTACATGAACAGGAACTTCTATATCTGTTCCAGCTTGTAAAATACTACCACTATTTCCTCCTGATTTTGTTTGTCTCATTTCCATAGGAACTTGACTTCCCATTTTATTTACAGACATAGGAGCTCCGTCTCTATTATCAAAATCATCTGATGCCTCAGTAACATTGTTTGTCTTTGGTCTTACTATAATTGGAGTAGTACCATTAACATCAACCATTCTTTGTATGGTTTTCAAAAAGCAATATTGTATTAAATCGCCTTTTAAATAGCTAAAAAATGATTCTTTTGCGATTGGGTCATTATCAAAACCTTTTTCAATAACAAAATTTGCAGGACAAAATCCCAAATCATGTTCATTAGTAGATAGTAATTCTATTTCTTTGTTGTAAAATTCGTATTTAGTTTCGTCTATGTAAGCATAACCATAAACAACTTCTGAATCTATAATAGTTTTAGCTGTATATGCTATTCTTTTAATGCTATTTTTGTTAGTTTCTATGGAAACCACCTTGTCTATGCCTACAATCTCTCTAAAAGGCTTATTTACATCTGATAAATCATGTACTATAATATCATTATAGTTAAAAAGTACTGCATTTAAAAGTTCGTTTTCAAAAGAATCCTCTAATTCGTAAGGACATTTCTCTAATTTACCTTTTACAACGTAGTTAAAATGGCTATCTCCAGAAAAAAACACTCTTGATAGAGGTTCTTTTACTTTACTTTGGATTAAAGAAGCGGAAGGGTTTGGATTTTGAAAGTATTTAGCAAAGCTTAAAAAATTTGAATCTTTTAAGACTCCTTTTACCCAATTTAAAAAAAGGTCATCCGTGTAATGCTTTCTTTGAATATAATCTTTAAAATATTGAAGGTCAAAATCATCAGCAATTTTAGAAATAGTTAAATATGAAAGTTGCTTATATTGTCTTACTGCTTTTGAAAGACTTTCATTACTTCTTTTCTCTTGGATAAATTCCTTAGACATTTATTTTATAAATAATTATTCAACAAATATAGTATAAAATATTAATATTATGAATATTATCTAATTATACACTACAGTTAGGTCAATTTCTTTCTTTAAATCGAACCAAACCCTCATTTTCATACAATCTAAATAATCTGGAGAAAATCCTAAATCAGATTTTATTTCTCCTTTTGACTTAGTATCTAATTTAGAAAAATCTTGTTTATTAGGAACTCTTATAATTTGAGATAGTTCGTCTTTTATTCTTTTTTTCTGATCCCTAGTTAAATTTTCATCAGCAATCCACATTTGGTCGTTGTTTACTATCTCACGAGCCAAATAATACAAACATTGAACACTAATATTTCTATAATTAGAGGTATAAACACCTGTTTTTGCTACTCTTCCCCCATTTCTATAGAATTTTGCCCTTACTTGACCTTTTAGCATTGCTCCAATTCCGTCACCATCAATCATTGTCCTTGTGCCACTTACTCGGTACTCATTTTGCAAGTATCTTAAATCACTTACTATTTCTGCTGATTGTGTAACTTGCCTTGTTAGAACTTTGACAACTTTCCAACCTTTCCATACAAATATCACAAACAAATCGCTACCCTCTAGTGCTATATCTGCCGTAATATAAGTTTTACCTTCTTTAACATGATAATTTTCAAATACATTATCAATACATTCTTGTTCGCATAATTGATTAGGATTGTCTTCATAATCCCAATTACCCTTAAATAATCTTTCGTAAGTAGGCTTATCCTCAGATGCTTTAGAATACAAACTATCGATGTACTCTTGTTCAATAAAAGGATTTTCAGTAACTAAACAGTTAAGATAAATCCTTTGAGGTCTTTTTCTGCCATTAGGAAGTAATATTTTGTTGTCTTGGTAAAGACTTTTATCCATGTGCTTGTCATAAAACATGATTTTAGCCCAATTTCTTTTTGGGTTACAAGTCATAAACAATTTCCTAGAAAGCCCATACTTGCTATTGTTGTAGCGACCAATACGTGTACCTAAAACACTTACAGCTTTTTGATGAATTTCTCCTACTTCTTCTATCCATCCTCCTGTATATTCAAAAGAACCTAAATCTTCAAACATAGGATCCGCTGGCTTATATTTAATCTCAATCAAGTTAATAACACTACCGTTAGGAAACTCTATAAAATTCTTTTGAGCATTAAATTTGTAATCTGTAATTCCATGATATTTAAAAACCTTATAGAAAGTTTTCATAACAGAACCTAACAAATCTTTTAACTCGTTCCTTGCAACAAACCAGTTAGTATCAGCATAAGCCATTGCACTAAAAGCAAGCCAACAACAACCAGTCCATGTTTTTGCACCACCAGCAGCCCCACCATATAAAAATTCATTAAAAACATTATCAGTAAGAATCTTTAAAGCATTCTCTTGTTTGTGATGCCTAGTAAAATCACCAATTTCCCAATCGCCCTCTGAATTATCAGCAATCCCCTCTACTATAAAATCAAAATCGCCTTGACGAAACATCTCAATTTTAATATCTAAAGGAGTCAAAGAATCTAAATCGCCTTGTAAACTTTGTAAATCATTGTTGTTTAATCCGTCTAGCATAAATTATATGGTTCAATTTTTTGAAGTAATTATATCCGTAGTTAGCCACAATTATTAGGCTAAGTATTTTTCTATTGCATCTTTGTACTCTAACACACCTTGTTCGTATAAGTCAAAGTATTCGCTTTTTTGAAAGCCTAATAACTGTTCACGCTGTTGGCTAACATCAGCTATAATTAATTGCTTACTATGGTACGCATCTGCAAACCCCATCATATCATAATAAGTAAACTTGTCTGCTTTTTTATCAAATTTATCATATTCGATACCACCTGCTTCTTTGTAAAATTCCTCTATTTTGTTCATTGTATTTTTATTTAATTTCGTTCTTAATTCCGCAACTAATCATAGCCCATACGTTACAAACAATGTTTTATTATTGCTTGTGCCATTTTAACAGCTTCATTTTTACTCATATCCATACTTGCAAAATCATTCCAATCCTCTAAAGCTATATGTATTTGTTCATCTTCCATTTCTGTTATTGTTAGTTTATTTTCTTCAGTTTCTTCTAACTCATAAAACACAGTAGGTAACAATGAATATGATTCATTGCTTTGTTTGGTTTCTATTTCTTTTAATAAGGCTTCTATTTTATCCGCATCTTCAACGGTAAGTCCGTCATAAATTACAGCTTCATTTACTATTCTTGTAATCTTTCCTATTTGC